ACTGGTTCTATGATACCTTTAAATTAGGTGAGAGTGAAGATGATCCTGATTGGAAGTCATGGCACTTCACCACTGCTGATAACCCTTTGATTGACCAAAAAGAGATTGAATCTGCCAAGAAGACCCTGAGTACCTTTGCTTTCAAACAAGAGTACATGGCGAGCTTCACGAATGCGGGTAGCGATATCTTCAAGGAAGAGTGGATCAAATATGGGGAAGAGCCTCAATATGGTTCTTACTTCGTAGCTGTGGACTTAGCGGGATTTGAGGAAGTTGCCAAACAAGCGGCTAATTCCAAGAAAAGGTTGGATGAGACTGCTATCTCAGTGGTGAAGGTTACTGATGATGGTAAGTGGTTTGTCGAGAAGATTGAGCATGGTAGATGGGATATTCGGGAGACTGCGGCAAAGATTCTCTTGGCGATAAGAGATTACAGACCTTTGAGTGTTGGAATAGAGAGGGGGGCGTTAAAGAACGCTGTTTTGCCCTATTTGAGTGACCTTATGAGGAAGAACAACACCTATGCCCATATTGTGGATTTGACTCATGGGAACAGAAAAAAGGCTGATAGGATCATTTGGGCATTGCAAGGAAGGTTTGAGCATGGCAGAATTGTGTTAAATTCTGAGGGAGATTGGGATGAGTTTGTTGACCAGTTAATCCTGTTCCCTGCTCAAGGAGTCCATGACGACCTACCTGACTCTCTTAGTTACATTGACCAACTCGCTGTTACATCCTACATGGAAGAGGATAACAGTGATGATTGGCAACCTATAGATATTATTAGTGGGGTGTAAAACATGGCAGATGAAATTAGAGCAACGCCACGAAGCCCGTTATTTGGGTTGTTCTCAGACATTGTTAATGTACCACTTGATTACATGAGCAGTCCTCAAAGAACGCAACAATTGCAGGGATTGGCATCTTTAATCCGCAGCACGGGTGTGCCATCTACTTTGAAAAACCTTTCTTATGATCCATCTGGTCGTGGTCTATTTACTGGTGCTGGCGGTATTGGCGGTACAACTCGCATGAGGCCAGAGGTACTTGATGCGGCAATGACTGTTGCTCCTTTTATTGGCCCATCTGCAAAAGCCGCTGAAAGAGTTGCTATGGGTGCGGGTAAGGCTGCTGAAAGTTATGCAAATATTGCTGTGCCAAAAATTCTAGAAAAAGGTGGTAAACCTGCTGAACTTCTAGTTGCTATGGCAGAAGGCTCAAAAAGCCACATATTCATTGGCCCTAAAGCAAAGATATGGAATTCAAAGTCAAACCAACTTGCCAAACAAATGGAAAAAGATGGTCTTTCTCCTCAAGAAATATGGTCAGAAACTGGCAATTGGAAAGCACCTGATGGCAATTGGAAACAAGAAATAACAGACAAAGTTGCTGAATTTAGAACAAATTTTGATGCTTCTATAGCTTCTAAAGCTAATCAATATAAAGGTGGTTTGGAGGGTGAATTAGGTGGAATGTATAGAAATCCAGAACTTTACTCAGCTTATCCTGAGTTACTGTCAAATACTAGATTAACTGTTACAAAATTGCCTGATTGGTTGCCTGAATCTGCTAATACTGCTCAATATCAAAGAACTTATGGTGGAAAAAACAGAGTTGAAATGCGTAATAAAACAGAAGAAGGCGCTTTAAATTCAACTACACATGAACTTCAACACGCTGTACAAAACCTAGAGGGATGGCAATCTGGTGGTACAGAAACAATGTTTAGAGATTTGCCAAATATGAGTGCTTTTGAACAATACAGAAGAATGGCAAGTGAAGCGGAACTTTAACACCAGAACAAAGACGAGCAATGTTCCCTGAAGAATCTTATGATATACCTCTTGGACAACTTAATTTTGGTCGTTCTACACCAACTAACCCAATCTATTTAGACCCCTTTGGCAATACAATTGCTAACACTATAAGGTAATATCATGGAACAAAACGAGTTTTACCAGCCAACAGAGAACGACAAAGAGTTAACTCGATTCGTTATTGACCACTGTGATCGCTGGAGAGACTATCGCAACACCAATTTCCTTGATAGTTACCTTGAATACGAGCGTATTTTCCGTGGAGAGTGGGCAGCAGAGGACAAAACTAGGGACTCTGAGCGTTCTAGAATTGTTACTCCCGCTACCCAACAAGCCGTAGAGACCCGCCATGCTGAGATTATGGAAGCAATCTTTGGTCAAGGTGAGTACTTTGACATTGAAGATGACCTGAAAGACATAGATGGCAATCCATTAGACGTTGAAGTTCTTAAAGCTCAACTGATGGAAGACTTTAAACAAGACAAAATCCGTAAAGCTATCGACCAAATTGAGTTGATGGCAGAAATCTACGGCACTGGCATCGGTGAGATTGTTGTCAAAACAGAGAAAATCTTTGAACCTGCTACTCAGGCGATTCCTGGTCAATCAATGCAAGCCGCTATCGGTGTTGTAGAAAAGAATCGTATTGCAGTCAAGATTGTTCCTGTCAATCCAAAGAACTTCTTGTTCGACCCTAATGGAACAAGCGTAGATGACTGTATGGGTGTTGCCATTGAGAAGTATGTTGGCATCCACAAGATCGTTGAAGGCATCGAAAAAGGCATCTATCGCAAGGTTGATATCACAACAACCTATGAAGATACCGATTTAGAGCCTACTCAAGAGTTAAGCCAATATCGTGATGAAAAAGTATTACTTTTGACATACTATGGCTTAGTTCCTAGAGAATATCTAACAAACAAAGATGATGAAGTTGCTGTGTTGTTCCCTGATGACTCAGTAGCAGAAGATTACACAGACATGGTTGAGGCAATTGTGGTGATTGCCAATGATGGGATGCTTCTCAAGGCAGAAGAAAACCCATACATGATGAAAGACCGCCCTGTTATTTCCTATCAAGACGATACAGTCCCTAATCGACTGTTGGGTAGAGGTACTGTAGAGAAATCCTACAATATGCAGAAGGCCATTGATGCTCAAGTGCGTTCACATTTGGACTCTCTAGCATTGACTACCTCTCCTATGATGGGTATGGATGCTTCTCGCTTACCAAGAGGTGCTAAGTTTGAGGTAAAGCCAGGCAAAGCCTTCATGGTCAATGGTAATCCTTCTGAGATTCTCTATCCATTCAAGTTTGGTGAGACAAGTCTGAACAACCTGAATACTGCCAAAGAGTTTGAGCGTATGCTCCTTCAGGCTACTGGTACTTTAGACTCTCAAGGCATGGTTTCTCAGGGTAATCGTGATGGCGCTGGCATGAGCATGGCAGTTGCTACGATTATCAAGAAATATAAGCGTACCTTGGTTAACTTCCAAGAAGACTTCTTGATTCCGTTTATCCAGAAGGCAGCATTCCGCTATATGCAGTTTGACCCTGAGAGATATCCTAGTGTGGACATGAGGTTTATTCCTACTGCTACGCTTGGAATCATTGCTCGTGAGTACGAACAACAACAGTTCATTGGTTTATTACAGACCCTTGGCCCGAATACACCTGTCCTGCCGTTAATATTGAAGGGTATCTTGAACAACTCTAGTTTGACTAACAGATTTGAGTTGATGAGTGCTTTGGATCAGATGAGTCAACCTGACCCACAGGCTCAAGAGATGCAACAAGTTCAGCAACAATTGGCGCTCCAAGCGGCACAGGCTCAGATTGCTGTCAATACGACACAAGCAGAGCAGAATCGTGCAGAGGCAGCTAAGTTGATGACTGAGGCTCAATTGATGCCACAAGAAGTACAGGCTAAAGTGATTGCTTCTACTACAAAGAATCTTCCTACAGGGAATGAGTCTAATGAGTTTGATAAGCGAGTGAGAATTGCTGAGTTGATGCTTAAAGAAGCTGATATAAAGAACAAGAGTAAAATCGTTGAACTTCAAATGGCTGACAAACAAAAGAATTTACAGCAAATTGAAAACGACTTTCTTGACCAATTATCTGGAGCTTTGAAATGATTAACATTGATGCACTGAATGACGAAGAAAAACTGGCAGCTCTAGAGTCAATTCACAAGTCTATTGCAGAAAGCAAAGAGATTCAGCGAAAGAAGATTACTACAAACGTAGAGATGATTGTTAAGGCTCTCAAGAAGATTGAGGCTGACCTTAAACAACGATACGACGAGACAGGACAGTTAATTGCCAACCTAAAGAGTGGTGAAGATGGGCGTGATGGTAAGGATGGCAAAGACGGAAAGAATGGTAAAGATGGTAGAGATGGCCCAATGGGGCCGAGAGGCTACGATGGAGTGCCTGGTCGCAATGGTCTAGACGGAACAGATGGTGTCTCCGTTACTGATGCTCACATCGACTTTGATGGCAGTCTAATCATCTCTCTATCTTCTGGTCGAGTGATCAATGTTGGTGAAGTAGTAGCGGCAGATATTGCCGAGAAGATCAAAGTTATCACCAATGGTGGTGGAACAAGTCAGAGTGTGTTGGATGCTATTGCTTCTTTACAGGCTCAGATAGACGCAATTGCCAGTGGTTTGGAATATCAAGGTACTTGGAATGCTTCTACCAATACACCGACATTAGCCTCTAGTGTTGGTACTGCTGGTTACTACTACATTGTTGCCACGGCTGGTTCTACCAATTTGAATGGTATTACTGATTGGCAAATAGGCGATTGGGCAGTATTCAACGGGACTATTTGGCAGAAGATTGACCAAAGTAACTTGGTGACTTCTGTTGCGGGTCGTACTGGTGCTATTGTTTTAACAACTGCTGATATTGGTGGTTTAGGTACGATTGCAACTCAAGCGGCAAACAATGTATCTATCACTGGTGGTAGTATCTCTGGTATCACTGATTTGGCTATTGCTGATGGTGGTACGGGTGCTTCTACTGCGGCAGCGGCTATTACTGCTTTAACAGGAACTCAGACTGCTGGTTATTATTTGCGTTCCAATGGTACTGGTGCGTTTTTGTCTGGCATTCAAGCGGCAGATGTTCCTACATTGAACCAAAATACAACAGGTTCAGCCGCTACTTTGTCTCTGACAAACCCAGTATCAAGAGGCGGTACAAACTTAACATCTTTAACAAACAAGGGTGTTCTGTACGCATCTTCTACGAGTCAAGTTGCTACTGGTACAGCACTTCAGTTTGATGGCAATAACTTAGGCGTAAGCACTACACCAAGTGCTTGGTCTTCAGCTCATAGAGCAATAGAGATTGGCGACCAAACTTCAGTTTCTTTCTTTAGCAGTGGCGCTACAAAAGTCAGCACCTTTGCTACAAACATCTATAACGTATCAACTATTGGTGCTAGAGATTATTACAAAGCCAATGGTGTAGCGGCAAAGTACACTCAATATACTGGAGAACACGCTTGGTCAACAGCGCCTTCAGGAATTGCTGGCCCAACAACAGGCATCACAACAGGGAGAGTGTACACAAACTTAACGGAAGGTAATCAACCTGACTTTGGTGCTTCTGATGGCTTTGTTGGCACTATTTGGACTGCAACAAGCAGTGGCACATTAAGTAGCGGTACTGTTGTTCAGAACATCAATTTTGT